GCCCGACCCAAGGCCGCTAGTGCGAACGGCTGCCAACGTCGTCTTGGCAAGTTCAGCAGACAGGTTTTCGGTAACCGATGCTCTGTCACCTTTTGTAAACCCTGCGGTTGCAAGGGCTTTTTCAAAGCCAAGTCGTGCTTGAGCGCCTGTGCCAGTAATTGGGTTTTGCTTGAGCAAATCACGCACTCGGTACGACGACTCAATCTGCCCAATGGCGCTTTCACCAGCAGTAATGGCATCCAAGTCTTGTTTTGCAACTCCCTCTGCAATGGCATCTGCGTACTTATTGGCCGTTTTGTCGCCAACAGTCACGCTGACGCCCGGCGCAGTTGTCGTTTCTTTCCTAATGGCATCGTCGTAAATGGCTCGCGCAGGACTGCCCAACGGCAACGCATTACGCTCCGCAATCAATCTGCTTAACGGTGATCCAGCGGTGGGCTTTTCAATCGGATCTAATTTGCTGATGTCGCCCGTCCTTGTCGCCTCTGCCAAACTGGCTGGCGTAAAGTCGCTTGGGTTGATGTCAGCAAGTTTTAATTGCGTTGTCTTTGGCGCGGTTGCTTCGTACTGCGACATCGCAAACTGCTGCACCATCGGGTTGCTGCTTTCAAACCCTTCCAACGCTCGCGCACGTTTTTGCGCGATAGTGAGCGGGCCGCCAACCTGCATTTGCATCGGTTGGCTAAAGTCGGGCTGACCATCTGACCCCATCACGGGCATCAAACGCTGGTTTGGCGCAGCGACGGCGCTAGGTTGTGCATATTCGGTGCTGCGGAACCCCGGCTGACCATACGGCACAGCAGGGCCACCGCCCGGCTCCGTGTTAATCATCGGCATTGGCGCTTCCATAGCGGCTAATTGCGCCATGTTGACGTTGCGCTGCTCGGGTTCAAACGAACGGATGTAATCCACCGCCTCGGTGCGGCCTGCCTTTTCTGCGGCGGCTTTGGCTTCTTCTGCCTGCCGACCCGCACGGGCGGTCATAAAGCCCTGCAATGCCTTTACGAGCGGCGCAGCCTTGGGGATCGGCGCTGCATTGCCTTCCATCGGTTCGTACTGCTGCTGTGCGAGGGCTTCGGCCAACATCGCACGGCGACGGGCTTCCTCTAACTGGCGCTCGTACTCGCTCGGGGCGCGGAAGGTTTGCGTGTACTTAACCGGCATTTTCAAAGTCCCCTCTGTAGGCTCCTCCCTGCGGCGTCGTCATGCCGGGAGAAGCGGGCATACGCGGGCGCATCGGGCGCCCACCGATCTGCGGCGACATACCTTGCGGGCGACCCATGCCGCCCATCATGCCGGGCCTGCCGGTGATGCCGGGTTGCGGCGACGTTTGCGGGCCGTTAAAGGTCATATTTTGCGGCGGCACACCGGGAGCGGCGTTAGGCGTCGGCTGGCCGTAGGCAAGGCCGGGAACCTGACGCATTGCCATGTCGCGCTGACCCGGCGGGGCTGACAAGGAACGGTTACGCTCCTGCATCGCCATCATCTGGGCCAACTGTTGCGGTCTACGATCTGGTGAAAATCCGTTCATCGTTTATCTCCCGAATAAGCCGCCCATGAGGCCAAGCGGGCCGCCTGCGGCAGAGCCTGCGATACCCGCAATGCTGCCAAGCAGTCCCATATTTGCGTTGTATGCGCCAACTTGGTTTTGATAGTTGCGTTGTGCGAAATCGCCTTGTGCTTGACCCGCTTGGAATATCGGAGCAGGAGCCACGCTGACGCCGCTGTAGCCTTGGAACTGCGGCACGTTGACCTGACCACCTGATAACAACGCGCTGATTTCGTTGACTGGGATACTGCGGATTGCGGCCTGTTGAGCAAGGGCTTGCTGCACAGCGGTGTTGTAGAACTGCTGATTGGCAATGTTTTGCTGGAACTGTTGCTGTTGTGCGGCGTTCTGTGCGGCAAGGCGTTGATAATCTTGCCCGACGTTTTGCGCCAATGCAGCGTTGGCCGCTGACTGCAAGTCCATTGACTGACCAAACCGCTGTTGTTGGGCGGCATTAGCAGCAGCCTGACGAGCCAACTCCTGTTGAAATGCTTGGCCTTGCGCTTGGTTATAGAACTGTTGCGCTTCTTGCGATTGACCGGCTTGTTGAGCCTGACGAGCAAGATTGGCTTGATAAGCCTGCAACTGCTGTTGGAAGTTTTGCCCAGCAGCCTGATTTCCAATTTGTTGCTGTGCAATCTGTTGATTGAAAATTTGCTGCAATGCTTGGTTTTGCGCCGCTTGTTGCGCCAAATCTCGCTCGTAATTTTGCGATATGGCTTCGTTACGCAATTGCTGGGCTTGCTGGCCCATGCCAAATTGCTGCAACAACGCCTCACGGTTAAATTGCTCTACTCCCAATCGTTGCTGGTAATTTTGTGCAATGCTCTGATTGATTGCGTCTTGAATAGTCTTTGCTTGACCGAAGTTTTGTGCAATCGCTTGGTTTTGCAACTGCTGCGCTTCTTGGCCTGCGCCAAACTGTGCTAATGCGGCTTGCTGGTTGAATTCCCCGCCCGCTAACGCTTGTTGGAACGCCTGTTGTTGTGCGGCATTTTGTGCAGCACGAACGTCTAGCGTTTGCCCAATGTTTTGCTGAATGGCTTGGTTTTGAGCCTGCTGCGCGGCCTGCTGCATTGCAAACTGCTGACCCGTCAAGCCAGCAGCGGCTTCGGCTCCGGTGACGGCCTGTCCAAACCGTTGCGCTTGAGCGGCGCGTTGCGCTTCCTCGGCTGCCAACTGGTTTTGCAGGTTTTGTTGCATCGCCTGATTCTGCATTTGCTGCGAGGCTTGGCCTTGAGCAAAGTTTTGCGCGATGGCGCGGTTGATCGCATCCTGCGCGGCCTGTCCTGTCTGGAACGATGCCAATTGTGCCTCTTGCCCAAATTCGCCAGCGGCGAGACGTTGGGCAAACTGTTGTGCTTGTGCTTCGTTAGCAAATTGGCCCGATTGCAACGCCATTTGCGTGTTTTGCGCGATGGCTTGATTGCGAGCTTGCTCGGTCTGCATCCCTGCGCCAAATCGTGCAAGTTCTGATTCTTGACCAAACTGTGCGCCTGCCAAACGCTGTTGAAACGCCTGTTGTTGCGCTTGGTTTTGCGCCGCTTGCGTGGCGAGCGATCCTTGCAAGTTTTGTTGCAAGCCAAGATTGAACAGCCCGGCCTGTTCCATGCCCGCACCAAAGCCCGAGAGAGCGGCTTGGTTGGCAAACATAGCGCGGGATTGTTGTTCGGCAAACCCTTGCTGACGCGCTGCTTGGTCAAGGCTAATGCCTTGCGCGGCGGCTTGTAACAAAAGGTCGTTTTCTTTCTGCATTTGCGCCGACATGGCAGCGTTGTACGCCTCGCCACCCGGTCGCAAGCCTTGGTTGATTAGTTGCGTTTGAAGTTGCTGACGCTCGCCCTGCAATTGCGGCGACAACCGCGACAAAATCGCTTGCTGTGCCGTCATGCCTGCGTTGATCGGGCCTTGTGCAATGCCTGACAGGTCAATTTGGCTTTGCAACTGCGGGCCTTGGACAAACTGCTGGGCGTAACCAAACTGGCCTTGTTGTGGGCCTGCGGCGGGGCCGCCAATGCCGGTTAAATCAAGACCGCGTAACTGTGGGCCTGCAACTGTGCCGCCTTGCGCTTGTCCGAACTGCCCGATGCCGCCTTGAACGCCTTGGATGCCGCTAGTATCAAGACCTTGCAGGTTTAATCCTTGCGGGCCGCCCTGCGCCAAGCCAAATAAACCGCCTGCTGGGCCACCTTGAGCGTAGCCAAATGCGCCGCCTTCTGTGCCTGTGGCAACGCCACCAACGTTGCCTAATTCAACGCCACGGATCGTCGGCGCGGCAGGGCCGCCCTGTGCAAACCCAAACGTGCCTTCGCCCGGGATAAATGTTTGCACTCCCGGCCCGCCATACTGCAACCCACCTAATGTTGGTGCAGCAGGGCCGCCTTGCGGCACACCGTAAGCGTGAACCGTTAAGAAATTGCTGGCTTGCTGAAGCGCAGCAGGGTCAAGTTGCGTCAAATACGATGCGGAAGGCCCGCCGCCTGCGATACCGTAATACTGTGATCCGGTCGGACTAATGGCACCTTGAATGCTGCCCAAACCGCTTGCTTGTTGGCCTGCTCCAATTTGCCCCGGCAATCCTTCAATAGAATATCCAGCGTTCGGCGTGTAACTGCCGGTCGGCGCTCCTGCAACGGTGCCGCCTACGCCGGGAGCTAAAACTTGTGCATCGCCTCGGGACGGCAAATAAGTACCCGGTGCCGCAATTTGCCCAGCGTCTCGGACGTTGTATTGCAGGCCGGGGATATTGTTAGCGTTAAAAGCCGACGCAATGCCAAGGTTGCCAAGGCCGCCAGCTGCGCCAGCGGCAGCTTCTGACATTCGGCGCTGTGCTAACTCTTGTGCGCGAAGTGCCGCCTCGGCTTCAGGATTGATGGTTTGGCGAACAGTTGGCTGTTCAATGTAGGTCGTAAACTGCTCTTGCGTTGGCGCTTCGCCTACATATCCATATGGATCGGCATACTGTTGCGCTCGCCACGCCTCCATCGCCTTGTTGTAGGCGTCGGTGTCAATCGTGGGCGTCTTTTGCCAAGTAACCGTCTGCGACCCGGTGGGGCCGTAGATGTTCGGATTGGACATATAGGCCGATTGCTTGGCGGCTGCCAAGTTGGCCTCACCCTGCTTGATCGCAAGGGTGGTGTAATCAGGTGCTGGCGGCGGCGCTGGTGATTTTTTGCCCATACCTCGGCTCCAAGAAACGACACTTGTCAGGTGTCTGCGTCATAAAAACAATGTCTCCGTCAGGTGCGCCGTCTTTAATACGCGCTTCCTCCGAAAACCCCATTTTCGTGACCAGTTTCAGCGCCCGGGTATGGTTGCTGGAAATCGGCCCTATTATCTTATCAACATTTGCGACGTTGTAGGGATAGTCGTACACAGCGGCTAGGTATGCCGGTGTGACTTGATCCCAAGTGATGTGACAAACGACCGATCTGCCGTTCCACATCTCATAAACCGTACCGGCGACCAACTCACCGTCTTTTTCAAGGCCAATGGCAACTGAACGATCAGCGTTATAGCCGCCGTCCGTGCGCGACATGACCCAATGGCCCACATGGGGGCCGTTTACGATGCGCCAGCCCATCCGAGTTGATACACAACGTCCGTTGATGCCCATTCCAAGGAGACGTTCTTGCTAGTGCTGTTGAAAACCAGCCCACCGCAATACCCGATGCCTTGGATACCTACAAAGTTGTTTGTGATGATGAGGTCAGCACCCCACACCGCCTGATTCCATAAGCCAACGTCCCATAAACCGTATTGCGTCGTCACAAACGACAGCGCACCAAGGTCGGCGTTGGTCTGGAAGTCCACGTTCATGCCGATGTTGATGGTCGGCTGACCGTTGCTGTAAATAGTCGGGCGGCCACGGGTGAAATACTTAATCACACCTCGCGTTTCAAAGTAGTTGAACGCCTGTAGCGCCTGCGTGTTGATGGCGATACCATCATCATTAAAGCCCGTTGCGCCCGATCCGGTCGTCCAGCACTCGGCAACGTAGCCATCACCGCCGAAATACGGCTTATCGTTTAGCAACGCAAAGCAATTAGCCGCCCAGCCGGTAAATTTACACCACGCTTTTGTGATGTTATTCATCACAAATTGCTCTTGGTTGCCAACGGCTGTGGGAATGTTGACGATTAAGGCGTTGTTGAGCGGGTTATAAAGCAATGCCCAACCAAAACTGCTCTTGTACTGTCGTGCCGCCGCTGCAAACGCGCCTTGAATCTTATCTGACAGCGATACTTGCGGGTCTAGGCGAGACGATTGCAGCGCCGATGCAAATGGGATCAGCCCGTCTAACGTCAAAATCAGCAAATCACCGCCGTATTTCTGTAAACAACGACGGGAAATTGGCGCACCGACAATCCACACGCCGATCAGCGCCCATGTGGAGGCGCTTGAGGGATCGGTGCCGCGATATACGATGACTTCGCCCTGATCGGTGATGAAAACAAGGTTGTCGTCAACGCCGTAGCCCGCGTCAATCGTCCATGACGCCATCGCAATAAGCGTTCCACCCAAATGCGCGACCGATGAAAGGTCAAGAACCTGCGCTGCACCGCCCACAGAGGCTGTCGGCAGATACCAAGCCTTGAGCGTGTCCTTTTGGATAAACCACATCCGATTCTTGAACAGCGTCGGCTGCATCAAAGTCGTCGTGGTTACGCCTGTGATGGCGGGCGTGGATGCGCCGTCAATCGGCGTCCATGTCGTGCCGTTAAATAGCAGCGGCTTATCGGCTCCGTTAGCGGCGTACAGATACCCGCCGCCTGACGTTGTAATGTTGGTGTATTCCCAGCGGCTGTTAGACAGACCCGTAACTTTGGCCGCGCCTACCGCTCCCGCCGTCGTGACTTCGTAAATGTTGCCACCGACAACAGCGAACATCTTGTCAACCGCAGCGGCGTTATAGACAAGCAGGCTTTCAATCTGCCCTGTCATGCCGGTGGCGTGTTTAACGTACCCACCGCGCAGCGACACGCTAGACACACCCGGAAACAGGTTGTTCAGCGTAACGGCATCGGTTGGAGCCATGTTGGCAAGCGAGTCACGGGCGTTCCACCCGCCCACGGGAGCAGGCAAAGACGCGACGTTGTTCGTCGTGCG